CTGAAGGCATCCCTTCTAGGATTGGGTCAATCAGTTCCTGTGTGCGCTGAGTGTACTGCTCACGAAACTCTTGTTCGCCTTGTTGGGCTGTACTGGCAAAAAACTCTGCATCCAACCCTTGTGCTGCAACACCGAGTGCCTCGACTACCTTTGTTGCCCGCTGGCTAATATCGGCCTTCTGCTGGCGTCGTACAGCCTGCATCTGTATGAGATGCTTGACCTGCACATTCTTGTCATCAAGGATCTGCTGGGCTGCGTTACGAACCCGCTTCGGTTTGTCCTTGTATTGTTCTTGAAAGGTGTCGCGCAGGCCAGTAATGAAACTCTCGTAACGGGCCATTGCGCCCGCGCTATCGGTTGGATCTTTTTCTAAATCCGTTAGAAAGCCATTGAACTGATCATCGTAAAACTGCCCTGCCTGAACGATTGCAATCTTCGCCTGCTCGTCCTGCTCCTTTTCGGCCTGTGTCAGGTAGATGTCTGCAGCGGTGCGGCCTATCTTGGCAATGCTCTCGCCAAGGCTCTGTAGCGCTTGGTAGCGGGCATTTGCTCCGGGCACCTCTGTGGGCATCGGCCCAGGGGCATTCGGCACACTAGGGGCTTGTAGGCGATTCTGTTGAGGCAGGACCGTGGCCTGCTGGAAAGGGAGCCTAGCCATTAGGGCGCCGTGGTAGTCGGTTGTGGGTCAAGCTGACTAAAACGGTAGTAAGTGCCACCAAAGTCGGCAGCCCCACCGAGTATGGTGCTGAACAGCATCATATCTCTGGAGCCTGCTAGTTCGCCTGCGCCCTGATCCGAAAGCTGCGCCTGACGCATCAGGTTGTTATAGGCCAACTGTCCGCGTCGCAGTTCCATTGTCGCTCTCTGCTTGGCTTCCAGGCGGGTACGGGCGGCCTCATAGCGCGTGTTGTAATCAATCATTCGCTGGTTGTAGTCATTCGCAAAGGCTTGAGCGATCTGTACGTTGGCCGGTGTGCCGACATTTACGGAAGCGCCAGAGCTACCAGCACGGGCGCGGATACCGCTGATGCGTCGCTGACCGGCGATCTCTTCCTGCATCAACATCTCCGCCCCACGAAACTCAATCGCTCTGGCGTTTTCAGCGCCGGTGCGCATGTAGAGGCTTGCCTGCTCTCTAGCGAAGGCTAGGTTCTCTGCAGCACTCGCCCGGTACGCCCCAGCCTGCGCTTTCATGGCCCGCACCTGGGAAGCGTTCTGTTGCGCCCCCGCGTACATATTCATTAAAGTGCTTGCTGCGTATAATCCGCCAATAACTGCTAATGCACTCATTCGTTGGTCTGGTAATCAATTGCTAGTAAAGTGACAGAAAACGGGTACGGTTGGTCCTGTCGCAAGAATAACTGGGTAATCGTATTGAACTGATCGCCAACCTGGTACGTCTTCTCACCGGTAAAAAAAGCTAGAGCGCTGCCGATATTGTCGCTGGCCGTTCTAAATACTGCTTCGGTCAGGTCGCTGATGTTTACGCCAAAGTTCAGCCCAAGGCTCTCCAAATAGGCAATCGTGGCGGCGTCCAGGTCATTGGCGTTGGTGCCAAACTTAAAGCTCAGTGACTCCAGTAGGCGCACGGTAAAACGGTGGATGCGCTTGCGGTTTCCTACACTGGTCCCCTGTGAGGTCGCGGCTACCATTGGCAGGGTTTCGATGTCGCTGTTGTAGCCAAAGCCTATGCGGAAATTAGTCGCTGCGGTCTGTAGGGTAATCGCTCCAGAACTGACCGTGCGGTTGGGCTGGACTGCGGCATCCGCTAAGATGGCTACGCTTTCGCCTTCCAGGTGATCCAACCCCAATACGCTGGTAGATGCACTGGTACGGCTGGGGGGCTCTTCTAGGCCACTGTCTACAAAGTGTGCGTCACTTGGCACGACCTCGCTGGCAACAAAATAGCGCTCCATGAATTCTATGTAGCGTTTCACGCCCCCGTCGATGTCGCGCTTTACAATCATCCAGAGCTGGTCGTGTGTGCCTCTTGGGATGACGGCGATGCTTTCCACCTTTGCCTGTGATCCATAGGTCGCATCCGTGTGGCTGCCGCCAATGGTGTGGCGGTGCCAGGCCCGCATCTGTAACAGATCCACATAGGTCAGACCCGCTAGCCTGCCATCGTTCCGCAAGCACCACAGCACGCTGTAGGGCTGGTCCTGGTAAGCGGTAGCGATGATGCCGGTTTCGGAGATGTCTTCGCTGCGAAGTGTCAGGTCTGCCGCACTGTACTGGTCCTGTAATTTATCGAAGGCCAGTTCACGAACCTTCCGCCCGTTCTGTTGAATGTATAGTAGGTTATTGCCAATCTTGGCGGGCAAGGCTGTGGAGTCACAGGCCCAGGCGCTCACCTTGGCAATCGTAAAATTGAAAGGGGTCAGCGTTAGATCATCATCGGTCCCATAGCACTGGAATACGCCACCGCTGGTACCGATGGTTAGCCTGCGATCTTCATTCAGCCATTCGATCTGATCCACGGTGTCTGAACTGATGGTGAGACTGAGCGCATTGTCTTCATAGATTTGCTCACCAATAATGCTGCGCCCTGCGCTGTCGAACTGTCCGGTACTGCGACCTAGCGGTTCAGTTGCAGCAAAATTAAAGAAGTCACCAGTGCGGCTAAAGAACAGAGTCTGCGGCTCTTCGCTGGTGCCCGCATAGACCAGGCGCTGCTGGTAAATCTGTACGGTACGCGGGTAGCCTGTCGTTTCGCTGAAACTGCCTAGCTGCCACTCTGTGGTTGCGCCTACACCAGCGATGGCTTTCTTGAGCTTGACCAGCACAACCGTGGTAGAGGTGCCTCCAAGGAGTTCGATGATTTCACCGTAACCCCATTTGATTTGCGGAGCGATTTCAGAGTTCAGCCGCAGGTAGCGCCCACGGTCTGTGCTTTTGAAGCCGTCGCCATCGTTGATGCCACTGATCGAACTGGCCGTAACCCGCACATAGACATCCTTGTCTACAAAGGATTTGCTGAAAGTCAGGTCTTCCGTATCCGGGGCTCTCGCCAGATCAATTGGGGTACCGCCTGCTGTCGTGGCAATTTTAAAGGTGTTCTGTGTGGCGCTAACTACAAAGTAATCGGTGGCTGTCGCTAGGCGGGTGGAAATCGTCACATCTTCAGGGCCTGTGATTGTCTGGCTGGTGCCACTGGTAACGTCAAAAGTATTGGTCGCGGTGCCCGTGATTGTGTGAAAGCCATCGACTCCTGCGCCTGAAGTGAAATCTAGGTAGACCTCATCAGAGGTGCTGCGACTGTGGCCGGTTTCGGTCACGGTCACGGTAGTGCCACTTTGGCTATAGGTACCGGTGACGGGCGCTTTAGTGATGCCAGAACCGCCTGTAAACTGCACCTTCATGCCATTCACCAGCGGGTGATTCGCTAGCGTAAAGGTGTTGGTGGTGACATCGACATTGCTTGGGCTGACCGTGCCGACCTCTTCCAGGCTGAGTGAGCCATTGGTAAAGCTGGCTGTCCAGTTGGCGGTATCGGCCAGCGCTACCGTCATCGTGGTGGTCGTGGTGTTGGTCGCTAGGAACGGCCCATCTGTAAAGACTACGGTAGGGGTCGTGTAGGTTCCGCCCACCACAGACGGCAATAGATTCGTTAAGGTCCAGAGGTTGGTGTCGAAACGTTCCAGGCGGGCTGGCGGGTGACTGGGATGGGCTAGGAACAGAACGTCTGCGCTCTGTGTGAAACTCAGCTCATCTACCTGGGCAGCCGTGTAGCTAGTGGCGATTTCAAAGCGCTGACTGATGTTTACGTTGCCGCTGGTGCTTTGGCTGGTAGTGCTGGTGACGGTGAAAGTGTTGGCGTCAGGGACGGTGGCAATGGTGTAAAAACCGTCTACGCCATCGCCTGAAGTGAAGTCGAGGTATACCTCATCAGAAACGCTGTAGCCGTGTGTAGACTTCGTTACCGTAACAGTGGTCGTGCTTTGGCTGTAGGTGCCTGCAATGTCATCGGTGCGGACAGGGCCGTCATTGGCAAAGAACCGAATGTAGAGGTTGCCAAACTCTAGGATCAGGCTGGTGCCTTGACCGCGGCTGAAGGGGATGAGTCTTGCCGCCCCATTGTTTTTGGTACGGGCCGCAAAGAAGGTTCCAGGTCGGCGGGTGAGGCTGCCTTGCGGCAGCACAATCATGTTTTCCAGCTTGGAAAGGCTGGACTTGTAGGACTCCAGTTCAACCATGCCCTGCATACGCGGAGAGATCTGCCCGTCGGCAAAGCTGGATTGAAGGGCCTGAATCCGCATTATGGAGCCGGTACTGCTCGGCGGTAGGTGCTGCCTACCAACCTGGCGTTAATAAAGCCATCCGCAATGAACTCGCCTGCCTGGGAGCGCTCCTGGCTGTCTACGCCACGCGCTTCTGCTAGAATCTGTAAATACTTTGAAAGCATTCGGTCACGCAGCTCCGCACGACCTGTGAGCGCTTCGGCGATCTCACTGCCTAGCTTCATGGCAATCGCGTGCAGTAGTAAGCTGTCAAACTGGGTGGGATCCGTGACCTTCGCAATGTAAAGAAGGTTGACCGCTGTTGCATCGGTAAACACAAAGCGGCCTTCCACTTTGTAGTCCTGGTAAAAATCTTCAATGTCCAAGACTCTTAAACAGTCAGCGGGGAGGGCAAACTTCTTGGCATACCCCCAGGCTGGAGCGGTGACACTGGCAGCCAGAGCCGCACGGGTGACCGCCGCATTCCAGGGGTGGCTGCGTAACACGGCATCTCTGCAGTCTTCATAGCGAAGGTTGCACTGCCGCGCCCGCTCGTTTTCGTCGGTCAGCGCTGCGATTTTCGCCTCGCCCAGGTTGGACAGGGCGATGTTGCATATCTGAACGACTGAAGTCATTAGTCTCCTAACGTATAGAAGACCATGAACTTAATCGTCCCAGTCGCGGCTGCGCCACCAACGGTAGCAATCAGATCGGTCTGGGCCGTGTAGTTGTAACCGACGCCGTCAATGGCGTTGGTATTGGTCACCAGGTTGGCGGTGTTCATGGTCGTGGCCGTAATGAAACGATCATCGTCAGAAGCATCGCCGACCTTGATGGTTACGCTAGCGCCTAGAGCGTCTGCCATCACCTTGACTTCCCAGATGGTGGCGCCCTTCGGCATTCTTGCAAAGGTAATCGTGTCTGAAGCTGCTGTAGAACTGGCCTCAAACGTGTCATACCAGACCCGCATCCGCCCGTGGGCTTCAGCAGCATTCACATTCACCGACGGATCTGCCGTGATGTTTGTGATTTTGGTGGTGTTATTATTTGCCATTAGTCAGCTCCTGTTATGGCGATTCATCACAAGAAATTTGGACAACCTTTTCTTCTTCCATGCGGGTAGCGCCAATGCTCATGCAGGCATACACCTGAACGGCATAGCCTTTGTCTGGGCGCTCATCAATGCGCACGGTCAGATCCTTGGCTACCGCTAGCGTGATCCCGTCCACGGCATACGCAAAACAGGTCCGCACATCCGTCCCACTGTCGTGTGCCAACC